CTCAGTAACTTCTTCTTCGGTTTCTTCTTCAGTCTCTTCTTCGCCTTCTTCATCTTCAACTGCGTCCCAGTTGCCGATCCAGCCAGCTTCTTCCTGAAATTCAACGAATTCTTTCAGAGCTTCGATCATGTCAAAGTCATGAGTTTCAATCGTCATTTTGCCATCACCCAACCAACCGAGGTTCATTTCAAATTTAAACATGCTTGCTCCTAACGCAGCGGGATTGCTGCATTTGCTATCCTAGAGGCTAAAAATGACATATACAATACAAAAGCCGGGGGTGACAAGCACCTCTAAAGACGATTTGTTCCACTAATCGACGCCTACAAAATGAACTTGACCGAACACTTCACCCTTGAAGAGTTGACCCACACCGACCATCGGGAGTTTGACAACACCCCAAACGAGGCCGAGAAAGCCAATTTAAGGCGTTTGGCGGCGTTTTTGGAGCAGGTCAAGGGGTTACTAGGCGGCAAGCCTATTATGGTCAACAGCGCCTTTAGATCCAAGCAGGTGAATGATGCAGTTGGGTCGAAGGATTCTAGCCAGCACCGGGTCGGTTGCGCGGCGGACATCCGAGTTCCCGGCATGACCCCTGATGAGGTCGTGAGGGCTGTGATTGCCTCCAACTTGGGGTACGACCAAGTGATCCGTGAATTTGACCGCTGGACGCATATTTCCGTGCCAAACGTGGCTGGAGCCGTCCCGAGGAAGAGTAAGCTCATCATTGACAAAGCAGGAACCCGTTTATTTGCCTAATACGGCAAGTGGCAATACAATGTCAAGCAATATCTTGGGGAAATAATCGTGACCACAGCCAGCGTAATGACTTACGACTCCCTCGTCGAAAACATCCAGTCCTATCTGGATCGTACAGACGACGCCACAGTCGCCAAAATTCCGCTGTTCATCATGTTGGCAGAACAGATCATTGCGTCCCAAATCAAGTTCTTGGGCAACCTGACGGTCAATACCAGCACGATGACCATCGGCCAGCCAATCATTGACAAGCCTGCACGGTGGCACAAGACGGTCTCCATGAACGTCACGGTGGCTGGAGAGAAGACCCCTGTGTTGCTTCGCAAGTACGAATACCTGCGCGAGTACGCTCCCAACGCGACTGCAACTGGCGTGCCTGCATACTACGGCGACTACGACTACACGCATTGGCTGGTGGCTCCGTCCCCTGCTTTGGCGTATGAGTTTGAGGTTCTGTACTACGAGCGCGTCCAGCCCTTGGATTCATCCAACCAAACCAACTGGTTTACCATTTACGCCCCGCAGGCATTGTTGTACGGCTCTTTGTTGCAAGCAATGCCATTCCTGAAGAACGACGAGCGTATGCCCATGTGGCAACAGCACTACGACTTGATCATGCAAACTTTGAAGGCCGAAGACGTCCAGCGCATTGGGGATCGTCAGGCCGTCGTACAGGATACCTAAATGAGCTACAACTCTCCATTCACTGGCAACGTCATCCAACCCACGGATGTCGCATACCGAAGCATTACGCTCACTGCAACCTTGCAGTTGACTTGGCCGATTAACGGCACAACGGCTGATGACGCCGCCGCAAGGATCATGGAGGTCTCCTCTAGTTCCTCCGCCTACTTCTTGCAAATGCCGCCAGCCAATCAAGCGTCTGTCGGCCAAGATGCCTTGATCCGCAACGTAGGTTTGGTTTCCATCACTGTGAAGAGTTTTGGCGGCGCAGGCACAATCATCACGATCCCTGCTGGCTCCTCGTACTATATTTACATCACCGCCAACCCGACTACAGCAGGTACTTGGGGCATCATTGCCTACGGTATTGGCTCTTCAGGTGCAGACGCTGCAACCCTTGCTGGCTACGGTATGTTGGCAATCGGCCAGACGCTGAATCAAAGCCAGCCAGTCACCACCTTCTCAACAAGCTACACCGCAGTCGCGGCTGATCGTTCCAACACTTATGTGTGGACTGGCGGTGCGGGAACCTTGACTTTGACCTTGGCCTCAACCCTTGGCAATAACTGGTTCATGTTTATCCGTAACAGCGGCACAGGTGCTTTGACGGTTGCAGGAAGCGGCGGCAATACGATTAACGGATCTGCAAGCATCATTCTCCAGCCCGGTGACTCGGCCATCATTGTGTGCAGTGGCGTGACCTTCTATACCGTTGGCTTAGGCAAATCAACTCAGTTTGCGTTTACGCAGTTGTCCAAGGCTGTCACGACAGGCTCTTACACCCTGACAGCCGCAGAAGCCTCCAACGTCATCCAAAAATATACGGGGACACTTATTGGCAACGTGACCATTGTTGTACCATCTACTGTACAAGTCTATTACGTTGTCAATGCCACCAGCGGCGCATACACCCTGACGATCACTACGGGCTCTGGAGCCACTGCCGTTTTGACGACAGGAACTCAAGCCACATTGGTTTGCGATTCGGTTAATTTGTACAACGCCAACACCATTCTTGCTGGTTCAACAAACATCAGTTTGAACAACGGCTCTGTTGGTGCGCCATCATTGAACTTCTCCGCTGAAACCACTACGGGTATCTACCGAGCCGCTTCTGGAGAGTTTGACATTGCCATTCTTGGTGTGAACTTGTTTGCCTTGACTGCGACTGGTTTAAACATCAACGGGACTGGCAACTTTACGGGCGGTGTTTTTGGCGGTACATACTGATGACCAAAAAGGTTCTGACGATTGACACCAAGCCCGGCATCCAGCGGGATGGCACTGTGTTCGACATGAACTTCTACACCGATGGCAAGTGGGTTCGGTTTCAGCGTGGCCGCCCTCGCAAGATTGCAGGCTACCGCTCAATCACCAATCAGGCCAAGGGTTACTCGCGTGGCATCTACGTCAACTCGGTCAACGGCAACAACCAAGTCTTCAACGGGTACAACGCTGGCCTTCAAGTTGTCAACATCAACAACAATGGCATCGGCTCTGGTATTAGCGACTTCACCTTCAGCGGTGGAGTGCAGACCACAGGAACCCTTGTTGGCGGATCTCTGTACACCAACGGCACATATACCGCAGTGACGCTCACAGGCGGAACGGGTAGCGGTGCGAAGGCCACTATCGTGGTTTCTGGCGGCGCTGTGACGTCGGTGACCATTACGACCAAGGGTAATTACTACCTTGTAGGGGATACCCTAAGTGCAACAGCCGCATCCATCGGCGGGACAGGTTCGGGCTTTTCTGTAAAGGTTGCAACACTCAATGCCGCATTTACGGCAAGCGATTTGAACCTGTGGCAGTTTGACTCCATGTTCAATGCGCAAGGCACTGGTGGACAGTTGCTGTTTGGACATCCCGGCCAGAACCTTGCACAGATCGACTCTACGGTCAGCACCCCTGTATTTGCTGGCTCCATCAGCGGCACGACCATGGCTCCTTTGACGGATACATCGGGAACATCGCCCACTGGTGACGTCATCTCCGTGTCTGGCGGTGTAGTTGTCCTGCACCCCTACGTCTTTGTGTATGGCGAGAACGGCCTGATCAAGAATTCAGTTGCGGGTAATCCCTATGACTGGAACGGCCCAGACTCTAACGCAACCAACGTGGCGTCCACAAAGATCGTCAAGGGTCTGCCTGTTCGCGGTGGATCTAACTCACCCTCTGGCCTCTTCTGGGCGCTGGACTCGCTGATTCGCGTGAGTTACACCCCAACTACGGTGACCACTGGAACGACTTCCAGCACGTTTTACTGGCGGTATGACATTATCTCCAGCCAGTCTTCGATCCTGTCGAGCCAATCAGTGATTGAGTATGACGGAATCTACTACTGGTGTGGGGTTGATCGTTTCCTGATGTACAGCGGTGTGGTCAAGGAAATACCGAACACGTTCAACCAAAACTACTTCTTCGACAATCTGAACTACGCCCAACGCCAAAAGGTCTGGGCACAGAAGGTTCCCCGCTTTGGTGAGATTTGGTGGTTCTTTCCTTCGGGTGAGAGCCTTGAGTGCAACGATTGCGTGATCTACAACATCCGCGAGAACTGTTGGTATGACGGTGGACAGGCTCTTGGCGCTCGTCGCACTGCTGGATTCTTCTCTCAGGTGTTCCGCTTCCCAATCAATGCAGGAACCGAACTGAGCACAACAGAGTTGGTCTTTACCGCAAACATCACGACTAACAGCACTAATGTGATTCAGGTTCCGATCACCAACCAGATTGCACTTGGACAGCAAGTAATTGCCACGGGCATCCCTGATAACACAACTATTTCAGCAATTGCGCCCAACGGCACAACGGCGTTTTACAACGTCACCCTAACCAACGCCGCCACGGCCTCTGCATCGGTCACAGCGACCTTTAATACGACAGCGGGTAGGATTACCCTATGGCAGCACGAAATCGGCACTGATGAGGTCGTAGGCACTTTGTCGGATGCCATTGAGAGCTACTTTGAAACCAGCGACTTAGGTTTTGTGGCTGGCGGCCCTGCCCAAGAGTCTCCGGTTGGCGACAACTTCTGGGTAAACATTGAGCGCGTGGAGCCCGACTTCATTCAAGAGGGTGTAATGACCTTCCAAGTCAACGGAAGGCCATATGCTCAGTCGCAGGATGTACTGTCTGATCCGTATCCGTTTGACCCAGACACGGGTAAGATTGACATGCGTCAACAACGCCGGGAGATTCGTTTGCGGTTCAAGTCCAACGTGCAAGGCGGAACCTACCAACTTGGCCGTGTTCTGTTGAGCGTTACCTTCGGCGATTCGAGGCCGTACTGAAATGGCACTTGCACTCGTCTACGATCCTCGCTACCACACGTTTACTTCGTGGGCAGAGCTCATGTGCGAAGCCTATGCTGGTCAGCAGTTGGCTATTCCAAACGAAAGCACAGACTGGAAAGAGTGGGCCGCAGGCTTAAAAGCAATTGACATCTTTACCAACGAAGGCATCCCCGGCCCTTACAACTTTGAAGACTGGCATGAATGGGCTCAGGCCTTAGTAGGCGCGGTGAACCAACCGACGGAGAAAACGCGATGAATAAATCAGAGGCACTAGCCCAAATAAAAAAGCAACAAGCTGCTGCCGAATATTTGCACGCCGTTGATCCAAACTTTGCCAAAACTGGATTTACGTTAGAAGACGCCTCTAAATTAAAAACCATCAATCCGGGCGTTGATCCTTACGCTGTTGCTGATGAATATGGAAACATCCCTGATACAAGCTATCAACAAGATTCATTAGGGCGTCGCGTTACTTTCAGTCCATACCAAGGCGTGGACAATGAAGGCAATCAACAAGGAAGCCCAGAATATCGCCAATTAACCAATGTTGGCGGCAAGCAAGTTCAAGTTTTTTATGACGACAAAGGTAATTTTAAAAGCGCGATTGGCGATGACATAACCAAAAACGGCCATAAATTTACGCCTATTTATGACCAAAGAGGCAATATAGTCAAATACGAAGACGCTGGTGGCGATGGGTTTAGTGACTTTGCAAAGATGGTTGCATTGTCTGCCCTGACGGCTGGCCTTGGCGGTGCGGCTGGCTTAGGTGAGAGCTTGTATGGATTGTCTGGCACAGCAGGTCAACTTGCTGGTGGCGCTACATTAGGCGCAGGAAGAGCCGCATTGACAGGTGGCAGCCTAGAAGATGTCATCAGGGGAGGCGTGACTGGTGGCGCTTTAAGTGGCTTTGGACAGCAGGAAATTGGCGACACGGGGATAAATGTTGGACAAGCATATAAAGGCATCCAAGCCCTACAAAGCAAAAACCCATTGGCTTTAGTCTCTGCGGCATCTAGTTTGCTGTCTCCCAGCGGTACAGGCCCGAGCAGCAAAGATTTTGAGGTCAACTCATTCCCGTCCACTGGCGAGTTCCCTCAGCCATTTACCGTTGACCAATCGGATCAAACCCCGACAGGTGGCTTGAATGCTACAAGCTCGCCTTTGAGTGACATCCTTCCGGTGGCCGGGAAGATCCTGCAAGGCGTCAACACGGTCAAAGGTTTGACCAATGCAATCAAGGGTGGCCCATTGAGTGCAATTTCTGCGCTGTCACAGCTTGCAAATAGTAGCGCACCACAGGCAAGTAGAGATAAACTACCAGCACCACGCGCTGATGTGCGCACCCTGTACCCAATAAACAATGCACCTGCTTATGTGCCAACCTCTCAATTGACTCCGCTGAACGATTTTGAGAGCCTCAACAAATTACTGACGGGATAAATCATGGCAATTTTGAACAAACGAATCTCCAGCGCAACTTTGCCAGAAGTGCAAAAAGACGCCCGTTTGGGAAGCATCATTCGCGATGTAGCCTCTGCGCCCCCGACTCAAAATGAAATGTACCGCACGATCAACCCGTCGGCGTCTACCAATGAAACCCCATCGCCTGCGTATGTGTCTAAATTGACCAGTGCCTTGCGTGAAATGCAGCCACAAAACTATACCTCTATGGTTGCACCAACACGGTCAAACAACGTCAGCCTGATGTCCTCGCAAATGCCCGACATGTCTGGTACACCCAACATCTCTAAGGGGCCAGTCACTTCAATCACTCAGCCGGGTGACACTGCTCGTCAGAAGATCGGTAGCACTACATCTACTTCTGGTGGCGTGCCTAGTGCTGTAATTAACGCCCTTGCAGGCGCTGTAATGGGTGCAGGCGCAAGTAAAATTTTTGGCAGTGGAACCAAACCCCCGACTTCCAACCCTTCAAGTGGTACACAAAAACCACCAGTAACATCTACGGTGTCAACTCTGCCTAAGTGGGCGCAAGGCAATCCAACCATTACCGACAACAAAAACGGAACCTACACCCAAAAAACGGATGATGGTTCTACGTTGCTGTTGGACAAAGATGGCAACATCATTAGCACTACAGATTCAAACGGTGATATTGTTGACAAAAATGGAAGCACTGTTCACGATAATGGTAACGGCACGCATACTATTATTGCAAGGGATGGGACTACAACGGTCGTAAATGACGAAGGCACTGTAATCGTTGACCCTCACAAAGATGACTACACCGAGTATCCAGTTAAAGGCCCAGTCATTGAAGACCCATTTCCAATAAATGACGGGTCAGATTATTTTCCGGGCAATGATTCTGGCGAGAAAAAAGGTGGCCTTATTGCTATGATGAAGAACGGTGGCGTGGCTCATTTTTCCCCCGGTGGAGCCGCAGATACCCCTCCAGTTGATACACCACCTTTTGACCCGGTTCAATCCATCCTTGACCTGCTGAAGACATCAGGCGGTGCGGCTGGTGCTGGCGGCTTGTTGGCGGCTTTGCTCAGTAGCACTGGCGGTTCACAGAACACCGTGAACACTGGCTTGGATATGTCCACCTACGGACTGCTCAACCCCCGCACAACCAACTTTGGTATGGGGCCAGCACGATATGTTCCGCACAGTGATTACAGCCAACGTGGTAGCTATACACCCAATGCTGAGTTGCTTCACAACTTGAATGCACCAGCATCCAACCCAGTGAACGAGGGGGACTACAAAAGCCCCTATATCACCAATCGCCCCGGCACGACCAACAATATGACTGGCAGCACTGACATCAATGCATTGATTGCACAGATCGTCAAAGCATTTCAGAACAAGCAGTTGTTGCAGAACGTGAATCAAGCCTCTGGAACGCCTACCGCTGGCACACCTACCGCTGGTACTCCAAAATCAATTGATCCAAATCATCCTTGGTCTACGGCTTCTTCTGATCCAAAGATCAAATCTATTCAAGATGAGCTTGAGCAATTAAGCCAAACAAAGGGTACGCCTGAGCAAAGACAGGCCGTATTGCAAAACTTTTTAAAAACCACTAATTACACGCCTGCACAATTGGCCGCCGCTTCTAATGGAATGTGGAGCGTATCTGATCTGACATCCCAGATGGCTGGCAACCCTGTTTTGAAACAATCCAGCAATGCGCCGTCGACTTCAAACGCAGCAAGCAACAATCCTTCTCCAACTTCAAATGCAGCAGCCAGTACACCATCAGGCGGCGGCTTTGTCACTGGCGGTGGTAATACTGGAGGCGAGTACGGAGCGTTTGGTAGCAAGGCTGCTTATGACAAAGCCGTTGCCGATGAGACTGCGCGTAGAAACGCCAAGCAAGCCGAATTAGATAAATATCACGTTTCTCCTGATTCGCCGTTTTATGCTGCTTATATGGCCGCAACAGGTCAGCGGAAAGACGACATCAAAGACCAAGACAAAGAATTAAGAGAGCGTATTGCTCGTCGTACAGCCATAAGCCAAATGGGTTACGGCGAAGGGTTTATTTCTAATGGCACACTCATGGGGCCAAATGGCCCTATTTATCCAAACGAAAATGAAGTTGGAGTTACGGTAACAGATGCCAACGGTCGCAATCGCTATCAAACCAAAGCAGAAGCCGCCGAGATAGAAAGAAAGACACAACAATACTTGATGGATCACGGCAACATTATCGATCCGAACAAACCTTTTAACGTGGCCTCTACTGACGCTGGAACTCAGAGTGTCCAAGCCGCATTGGCAAAGTTGAGCCAAACACCGGGCGATGATAAAACTCGGCAAGCCGCACTTCAAAACTTTTTGAAGACAACCACTTTTACACCAGAGCAGTTGTCTGCGGCATCTAATGGTCAATGGGCAGTTAGTGACTTGAAGGCCCAAATGGCTGGCAATCCAGTGTTGAGTCAAACTGACACCAACAACGTACCCACCGACTTGGGTGTTCTGGCGGATCAAATGCGTCAGAAACAAACCGTCCCTAGCAACACTGTGGATACAGGCGGTGGCTTGGCGGATCTTACGCCAACTAAAAACAATTTCACGCCAGCAGCACCTACTGCTGGTGGCCTGAATGCTTTGGCTGGGCAGATTAGCGCACCAATGACTGGGGTAATAGATGGTGGTATCACAAAAACAGGCCCTCAAGAGCTTGATCCAAACAGCATTTATCAAAATCCCGGTTCTCGTGCGTTAACACAAGAAGACATAGATCAAATGAAAATATTTGATGACATGCGCAATGGAAAGTCCCCAACGCTTGACCCAAAAGATTTGTACCAAAATCCGGGAGACCCCGGCCAACAGCCCGAGTTTAATGGCGGCTACCCAGTACAGAATCAATCCGCCCAAGTTAGCTCTGGCCCAACACCTGAAGAAATTCAGGCAATGATTGATGCGCAAAACGCATACAGTAGTCCCGGCGGCGCAAAGAGGGGCGGAGCAATCCATAAAGCTACTGGTGGCCTGACTCATTACACATATGGCAAGCCTGCTGATGTGATGGAGAACCTTGGCCTGCGCGGACAGCAGATGGCTCAAGGCGGATTACCTCATATGTCCAACGTACCGCTTGTGCAGGGCCGCATGGACTTCCGCCAAGGCTCTGCCGTACATGGCGAAGGTGATGGACAATCAGACGACATTCCCGCTATGCTGGCTGATGGCGAATATGTGATCGACGCTGAAACGGTAGCCCAGATCGGCAACGGCTCTACAAAGGCTGGCGCACAGGCTCTGGACAAGTTCCGCGAGGGCATCCGTGCTCACAAACGAAGTGCCCCGATCAACAAAATTCCGCCAAAGACTAAGGCGCTGACCTCTTACTTGAAGGTGAAATAAATGGCTGATCTCTTCCAAGGCAGTGCTCTGCCCTCAACTGTTTCTACAACGCAGACTCAGGCAACAATGCCTGACTTCTATACAAACTACCTTCAGGACATCGCTAACCTCGGTCAGAACGCCGTAACGCAAGGCGGGGTGGCTGGACTATCTCCGCTCCAACAGCAAGCCTTCAGCATGGCTCCAGACCTCTCCTTTGCGGGTCAGGGATCTATGGGTGCAAGCTCTCAGTTGCTTGGCGAGGCAGGCTCTACAACAGCCCCTGATGTAGTTAACAACTACATGAATCCATACACCTCTGGTGTGGTGGATGAGTTGGGCCGATTGACAAACCGCAACGTGCAGGAGAACGTCCTCCCCGCTCTTGGCGCTGGTGCTATCGGCTCAGGTCAGTATGGCTCACAGCGACAGATGCAGGCCACTGGCAACACTTTGCGTGACATCCAATCAGATCTGGCTGGCAAGCAGGGCACATTGCTCAAGTCTGGCTACGACACAGCCACAACAGCCGCGCAGAATGACTTGACTCGCGCCTTGCAGGCTGGACAAGCCTTTGGCAATTTGGGAACACAGCAAAATACATTGGCTGTTTCTGGCCTCAATGAGTTAAACACTTTAGGCGAAAAAGAACAAGCGCAAGGTCAAAAGCTGCTGGATTACCCCTTGGCTCAGACCCAAAACTTTGCAAAGTTATTTCAAGGTCTTAGTGTTCCATTAGGTCAAGCCTCTCAAACCACTGCGCCCGGTCAACAAGGCAACTACAGCAACAGCCCGTTGGGACAAATTGCTGGTCTTGGCGCACTGTTGGCGGCTTTTAATGGAGCGCCAGCCACAACTACAGGAAAAGCCCAAGGCGGCTTGATGTCCATGGCGGAAGGCGGCGATGTTGGCACTTCTCCTGATGATGGTATGAATACTGGCGGTGTGCCAGACGGGGCTTCGTACCATGATGGCCGAGGCAACTTCTACGATCAAAACGGCTACTTGGTGGGGTAACACATGGCACTTCCAATGCAAGCTCCACAAGGTGGTTTGGGTCAAATGGCCCCGCCACAAGAAAATCCTGATGCTGTTGAGGCCAACCTTATCAGCAAAACGGAAGATCAACCAAAACCGCCAATGGATTTTGCCGCTCAAAAATCGGCAGATCTTGAGGCGCAACGCAAGGTACTTGATGCCCGTCGTGCGCACTTGGAGTCAAGGTTGACTGAGCGTCAGACTCCAATGTTTGACCCCGGTCTCATGCGGCTGGCGGCTGGCTTCCTGAAGCCTACCCGCACAGGTTCCTTTGGTGAGTCTGCTGGCTATGCCGCAGAAGGTTTGAACGAGCAGAACGAGCGTGACTATGCTCGCAAGATGCAAGAGCAAAAGATGATGGAAGACTTGCAGGACAAGCAGTTTGCTTTTCAGCAACAAATCAATGACGCAAACCGTCAATCGCAAATTGGTCAAGCCGCATCCAGCATCTATGCACCAGTTAAAGACGCCAACGGTGTTGAGACATACAAGTACAACCCAGCAGCCGCTCAAACATTGGCAAGGCTCACTGGCGATCCAAACATTGTTAAGCAAATTGCCGATGAACAACGTAAGCAACGTATTCAAGAGTCTGGCAATAATATGATGATGCCAACTGTGACAAAAAAAGAAGATGGCACAGAAAGCACAAGCTACAAGATCAACCCCGATGCGGTTAAGCAAATTATGGCCTTGGCTGGCCCTGAAGAAGTCACCAAGTACATGAAGAGCTTTAGTGAAATGCGAAAGCTCGGTCTGGTTGGCGACATGACAAAAGAGGGCACGCCATTTGATGCCATCATTGCGATGAACCCATCGGCTGCGCTGACTGATCAAGCCAGACGTCTGGCATCACAATATACCAAGGGCATCATTGACGAAGACAAAGCCAACCAGCTTGCCCAATCAATGATTACTGTAGCGACCTCTCACATGGATCGCGCACAAGCCAGTGCCTTTAATCAGCAAATGGCATCAATGAATCACATGCTTGCTGTGAGCAATAACCAAATGGCTCGTGATCGCCTTGATGCAAAATTGCGTGAAGAAGCAAAAGCCCTCAGTCCTCAAGAAAAGATGGACTATAAAGAGCGTGTCTTGCCAATCCTCAAGAAAGGCGAAAGCGCACAAGAGGCACGCGATAAACTGAAAGTCATTGCAGACAAGTTTGCAACAGCACCTGAAGGCGCACTCGAAGGCGTGTTTGCAAACTCTCTTGGCAGGCTGTTCAACACAGACCAAGCACTGGCTTTGCGTCAAATAGATCAATTGACAAAAGAGTTGATGCCAAGCGTGCCTCGGTTGCCCGGCTCTGCCTCAGACCGCGATGCCAAGAACATCTTGGATGGCTTGGGCCATCTTGCAGACCCCAAGCTGGACAACAAGAGCCGCTACAAAATCATCAAAGATTTGGATGAAGCATACAAGCGGATCGCTGATAGGGCGGCGGCTATTGATACATATTGGGAAACCAACAAAAAGGTTCCCGCATACGTTTCTGAGAACCGACCACCAGAAGGCACTCCAGCGGCTCCAACGTCCAAATTTAAAGTAATCGGAACCGAACCAGCAAAGGCTCCATAATGGCTGATGTAATTTACAAGATACAAGCACCCGACGGCACGATCTTGAAGATTCAAGGCCCGGAAGGGGCCACAGAGGCCGATTTACAGGGTGCGGCTGAGGCTCATTACGCCGCCATGCAAAAGAAGCCTGTAGAGGCTCAAAAAGCGGCTCCAGAGGTTAAAGAAAGGCCTGCCAACCCTTATGCCAACCCTGACACGGTTTATGACCCTGTGAGCGGTGTCCCGATGGACTACGGCATGGGCCAAACCACTGGCGCAGCTTTAATGAGCGGGGCGGCTGGTGTCTTAAAACCAATTACTGGTGCGGCACAATTTGCTGGCATCAACGCGCCTGCCCAAGCATTGAATAAAGCAAGCAAGGCGGCAGAGCAAGTTGGTGGAACACCTGCTCAAGTGGCCGACATCGTTGGTCAAGTTGCCAGTCCAGTTCCCGGTGTGTTTGCAAACATGCTCACCAAAGTTTCACCTAACAAGGTGTCAAACGCTTTGTCTGCGATTGGCTCCGTGGTGGACAAGTCTCGACTTGCCAAGGGCGCAGTTCAAGGCGCTGGCGCGGCGGCATTTACACCGACAGACCTTGAAGGTGATTACAAGGACTTCCTGAAGGAAAAGGCCCAACACATGGCCTTGAGCGGTGGCTTGGGTGCTGTCGTCAACAAAGGAACTCAGTTGTTGACCAACCCCAAAGTCTCTGAGCAAATGAAGATGTTGCAGGACATGGGGATGAAGTATTTCACGCCCGGTCAACTGGCTGGGCAAATCCCATTCATTGGAAAGAGCCTGCAAAAAGCCGAAGACGCATTGACCAGCACGCCATTGCTAGGATCAATCATTGGTCACGGCCAGCGCGTGGCAACCGAAGACTTCAACCGCGCCATGGGCAATCAGGTGCTCAAGCCTTTGGGTGAGACCTTGCCAAAAGATGTTGCGGCTGGTCAGGACATGATCAATCACATCTACTCTAAGATCAATGGCGCGTACAAAAGCCTTGAGCCAAAGATTTCATTTGGCAACTACGTTGATCCACAGACAAAAACTTCGACCATTGCTCGGATGTATGACGCCAGCAGTGACGCCACCAAGAATCTTGTACCAGAGGCCGCAACCAAGGTTGACGAGGCGCTCAAGACCACTTTCTTTGGCCCGTTGCTGGACAAATACTCACTGGACGGCAAGCAGTTCCGAGTAGCTGAGATGCGCTTGGGCGAGATGGCAAAGACCTACATTGGTAGCCCAGACCCGATTGTTCGAAGCCAAGGTTTTGCCTTGCGTGATTTCCAAGAAGCCTTGCGCGATGAACTGACTCGCCAAAACCCACAGGTAGGCAAGGAGTTGAGGTCTGCCCATGAGGCATTCAAAAACTACTTGCGCGTGGAAAAGGCGGCGGCATTGCGTGGTGCAGACGAAGGCGTGTTTTCGGCCAACCAGATGCGCTCTGCGGCAGAGTCCATGGCTGGTCGCAGGGCTACCGCTCGCGGCACAGGAATGTCGGTTCCAGAGACCCAAGCGGCGGCGTCTGTCATGGGCAAAGGAATGCCAGACAGCGGCACGGCAGGTCGCCTGTTGACGCCTGCGGCTATGGCTAAGTTGTTCGGTATGGGCTCGGCAGAAGCTGGCGCACACTACATGACTGGCGCTGTGCCATTGATGACGGCTGGCATGATGTACAACAAGCCCGTGATGGGCGCATTGACTGCACTGGCTACCAAGCGGCCAACCATCATGCGTGAAGCTGGAGACCTTTCTGCTGGGCCGTTGTCTCGTTTTGCGGGTGTTGCAAGCGCAGAGGCCAACCAACCAAAATAGGAGCAGTTGCCACTCTCCTCTTGGCCCCTTCGGGGGCTTTTTTTATGCGCTGCCACCAGTGCGCAGGAGAAGCAGTTGGACTTGCGCCATCCGCTCCTCCAT